GGTGTTATAGATGGGATACCTTGTTTTGACTGTACCCCATCTATAAACTGAATGTTACCTAATGTGCTGTCAAGTGTTCCACTTAACTTTACTACTCCAGAAAATGTTGTTATTCCAGAAAGACCGCAGTTATCAGAAACTGATAATGACTTAACCTGCAAATCTGTTTCGTAAGGAAATTTTCCTTTAGTAATAGACATTGTTTTGTATTCCTATGCCTGAGCCTCTGTCCAGGATAGTCTTGAGTACACGTTTGCTGCTGCTGAACCAATGTTGGTAACAACAATCGTAAGTGTATCTGGACCGTCTGGAAAAATGTTTGCATTTGAGTTTGCAGATCCTCCACCGATAATAGAGTTTCCTAGATCTCTAACTGGAGATAGATCAATTGAGTTTGATCCAGTTCCTACGAAGAAACCTGCTGTAATTTCTCCACCACTAAGTGTAGTTGATGTAGTTGAATAATCAACAATCTGTGATAGTGATGAGTTAGCTACTCCTGATACGTTTCCTACTGCGTTAGTCCATGCATTTGTTGTTGAAGGAACTCCGTTTAGAACAGCTGTTACAAGAAGGTTTGCACCTGATGTAGATGTTGTAACGTCTAGAGCCTTTAATGTAAGCTGCATACGGTTTACTAGCTCTCTTTGTCCGAATGCTGCTGCAATACCATTATCTGCTGAAGGAGCTACACGAATTGCCATAAGGGCTCTGGAAGCACCTGCGGCAATTGCGCTTGTAGTTCTTTGTCCATATGTAAAGACAAGTGACTTATCTTCATCAAAGTTACCGTCCATAATTACTGAGGTTCCCCAGTGTGATATGGATGCTGAGAATGATGGGAATGCCAACTCTACCATTGTTGGTGAAGTTGATGCGAATGTAAATGCTTGAGCTGATGTTGCACCCATTGGAACAATAATAACTCCAGTAGGGTTAGCTGATAGTGCTGCTTTGCTAAATTGAATAGCGTTGCCAACAATTGAAGAAACGAATGTTCCTTCTGGGAATGCGTCGGAGATTACTCTTTGGCCAACTTGAATTCCAGCGTTGCTTGCTACTGTTCCAGTGCTTGATCCGACTACAATTGTAACGGTAAGTCCTCCTGGAACACCTGCTTGTGCTCTTGTAAGACCTGTAAATGTTGTAGCTGATTTTCCTGTATAGTTTACATACTCGTAAGTGCTTCCGTCTCTTATTACAAGAGTTCCTGAAGGCGGGAAGCCAGCTGTTGATGCAACTGTTAGAGCAGAATCTGTTGTTAAAATTTCTGTAGTTGCCTTTGTGTAAGGTGGATTTGTTGTGCTTTCATATCTACCTGGCAAGTTACCTGAGCGCATGTAGGCCTCTGTATTAACGTTGTTATTTGGCATCTTGTGTACATAAACAACGTTACCCTTTGGGCCTCTAACACCCCATCTTACAAATCCTGCACCATACCATGTATAGTCAACATAAAACATCTGCATTTTGCCTAGGTCTATGTTGTACTGAGAAGGTCCTGTTCCGTCAATCTTATCTAGATTGAAAGCGCTTTGAGGAATTTTTGTATCGTCTGTTCTTGAAACAATACACATTGAAGCACTTGCTCCACGGTATGCTGGGCTGATTGTCATAGATGTATCTGATGCAATTGCAACAATCTTATATGATTGTCCACGAATTACAATTCTATCTCCTGGAATAACCTGCTTAGAGAAGTATGTTGGAAACTCTACGCTAGACTGCAAAACTGTTGCAGAATTTGCAGATACTGTTACTTTACCAGAAAGCTGGAATGTTGAGCTTCTGCGAACTGCGTATAGTGTAGTTCCATCGTATTCCCAGAACAAACCATTTTGGTCATCAAAGACACCTAGTCTATTTTGGCATCCGTACCATGCTTCAACTGATGCAAAGAATGCTCCAGTTGCTACGTTTGCTGAAGGAACTGTTAGTGCTTGATATTGAAATGATGTAGCGCTAAGAACATTGTTAATTGTAAATGTTCCATTGTACGCTGATTCATTACATCCGCCAATTTTAATTACAGTTCCTGGCTGCAAATTATGCTTTTCTTTTGTTTGAACTGTTACGGCTACTGTTCCGTTTGATGTAATATTTTCAATTCCAGCATATGGCTTTAGGACGGTTCCAGATGACATCTGGATTCCTTTACCTGACTGGTATCTAAAATAACGACGAGTTTGTCTAATGCATTGACCATAGTTAGATGATGAGTTTGCGCTAAACAAAACACCACCATCATGTGGTCTGTGTGCAAATGTAGACTGTGGTCTTACATATACTGCAATTCCACCAGCTATTGTTCCTGTTGGTATTGCGTCGTGATAGTATGCAAATGTTGTTGGATTGAGTACCTGGGCAACTTCCTGGTTACCGTTTGGTGGATTAGTTGTTGCTGTAGCACCTAGAACAACAATTTCATTTCCTAGGGCAAGTCCGTGAGGAATTGATGTTACTACTGTAATCTTTCTTCCTGAATAAGTCAATGATGCGTTTCCGCCAATTTGAGCACCAGTGTAAAGAACTCCTTGAACAACAAGAGTCTTATTTGGGTCAAGAATTTCTGTAATGCTTGTTCTATTTATAGCAGATGCTGTATATGTAAAGCTTGAACCTCCTCCACCATTTTCAATAATAAAGTTACCATCTGCAATTGCTAGGAATGTATCCTGAATTGAAATTGGAGTTCCATTTGCTGGGGCTGTTCCAGATGAAAGTGTTACTGTAACTGTTCTTGAGCCTGTTGGGAGACCGATAGAAGAAATATTAGCAATAGGTGTTGGTCGTGCATAAGAAAATGGTCTGTTATTTACTAATCCCAAGTTTTCCCATTTAGAAGTCTGTGTACCGTATTCAAAGTCAGTATCAATAAGAGCTCTAGGTTGAGAAACTCTAAATTTGTTGGCTGGGTCTAGCTGTGACTCTGCTGGAGTAAAACTTTCATCAAATGTATCAATTGTAAACATAAGCTTATCAGTTGATGTCATTGATGCAGTGTTGTATGCCAGAACCATTGTGGTATTTTCTACCATGAATGCGTCTGTGCTAGCTGAGTATGATGTTGTGCCCAAGCTTGGATCTGAGAAGTTATAGATAACCTGATTTGTTGTTACGTTTGTGATCAAAAGCAATCTTTCTTTCAAAATTGTCTTTGGGATCGAAATAGTTCTTGTTGATGGGGTAAACGTGTAAGATGTTTCCAATAATATTTTTCTTGCCATTTTCTTAATCTCCTAATAATATATCTGTTGCTCTGAACGGATATCTAGATTTTTTAACTGTTTGCGTATTTGGTCCTGATATATATCTTGCTTCAAATGATGACCCAGCTGGGATTGGTTCCCCGAACTGTATATATCCATCATTATCTACAAAGTATCCCTCAGAAGGTAGTGCGCTGAGCCAGTGTTGATCTTGGTTTCCCAATATTTGAATTATACCATTAATTGTTATCAAAAGCTTATATGGATTTGTTGGATCAAAGGTTGCTCCATTAAACTTTAAACGGAATCTTGAAGTATATCCGTCAAATAATTGAGATAGGCTGTCTAAAGGAATTATATCGCTTCCGACGGCATCTGCTAACTCTGCAACTAAATAGCCTCTGTTTATTGCGTGGCTATCATCTGTTGGAGAAAAGACCGATATTGGACCTTGAAATATCGGACTAATAATTGTTGGTGATGTTATTGTTTTGTTGGTTAAATTTTGTGCAGCTGTTGCAGTAATAATATAGTCTGTTGCTGATGCTACAAGGCCAATTCCTGGAATCTTAAATGTTGTAATTGAACCATTTCCGATAATGATTTCATTGCTTGTGCTGTTTGTAGCTGCTTGGGCGTTAGAACCAATAATAATATTATTGACTCCGCTAAGCAAAGTATTTCCTGCACCTGTTCCTAGTAGGGTGTTATCTGATCCAGTCTCTATAAGTGTACCCGCCTGATAACCTACTACTGTATTTCTTTCTCCACTAGATAGAGTTCTTAAGGATTCATTACCAATAGCGGTGTTTAAAATACCAGTCTCTGTATTTTGAAAGGTTAGACTTCCTAGAGATGTATTATCAACTCCAGCTAGTGTTACTTTTCCATATACTGTTCCAAGTGTGCTTTCAGTTGCCGCTTGTCCAGTAGCTAAAGTAACAGTTCCACCTAAAGATACTGCGTTTCCATTAATTGTAATGGAAGAGTTTGCAAGTTTAGCATTTGCAATTGATCCAGCCAGCATTGCGTTAGTAATTGTATTATCTGGAAGAACCACTGTTCCTGTAAACGTTGGTGACGCTAGTGGCGCTTTAAGATTAAGAGCAGTCTGTGTAGCTGTTGATATTGGTTTAAGGGCATCTGTTGTATTATCAACGTTAGCAAGGCCAACCATTGTTTTATCAATACCAGTAACTGTTCCAGTAAACGCTGGGGAGGCTAGTGGTGCCTTTGTTCCCAGAGCTGTGGTAATAGTTGTTGTATAGTTTTGATCATCGTTAATTGCTGCCGCTATTTCATTTAATGTATTAAGAAGATCTGGTGCACCATCTACTAATGTGCTTACTGCTCCTGAAATTGCAGTGTTTCGATTTGTAACTTCTGTTGCGATGGCTGAAGTAAGCGCTGAGCCTGCTGCTGTTGCTGCTGCAGCGATTGCTGCTGCTTGAGCGGCATCTGCTTTAGTAGTAGCATCTGTGGCTGCTGCTGCTTGGGCTGCGTTAGCTTTAGTAGTAGCGTCTGTGGCTGCTGCTGCTTGGGCTGCGTTAGCTTTAGTAGTAGCGTCTGTGGCTGCTGCTGCTTGGGCTGCGTTAGCTTTAGTAGTAGCGTCTGTTGCTGCTGCTGCGATTGCTGCTGCCTCTGCTGCGTCTGCTTCTGCTTTAGCAAATGCTGTAGTTGCAATCTGTGTTGTACTAGTATTTGCGCCTGCTGTGGGTGCTGTAGGTGTACCAGTAAGCGCTGGTGAATCTAAAGGAGCTTTTGTTCCTAAAGCAGTTGTAATAGTTGTTGTGTAATTAGCATCATCATTAATTGCTGCAGCTAGTTCATTAAGCGTATTAAGAAGTGCTGGTGCTCCATCAACAAGTCCGTCTACTGCGTTTGTAATTGCAGTATTTCGATTTGTAACTTCTGTTGCGATGGCTGAAGTAAGCGCTGAGCCTGCTGCTGTTGCTGCTGCAGCGATTGCTGCTGCTTGAGCGGCATCTGCTTTAGTAGTAGCGTCTGTTGCTGCTGCTGCGATTGCTGCTGCTTGGGCTGCGTTAGCTTTAGTAGTAGCGTCTGTTGCTGCGGTTGCAACTGAGGCTGCGTCGCCTGATACTCGAAGGGCTGCTTCTGCTGCGACCTTAGTAGTTGCATCTGTGGCTGCGGTTGAAACTGAGGCTGCGTCGCCTGATACTCGAAGGGCTGCTTCTGCTGCAACCTTAGTAGTTGCATCTGTTGCTGCGGTTGCAACTGAGGCTGCGTCGCCTGATACTCGAAGGGCTGCTTCTGCTGCGACCTTAGTAGTTGCATCTGTGGCTGCTGCTGCTTCTGCGTCATCTGCTTCTTTTTTAGCAAATGCTGTAGTTGCAATCTGTGTTGTATTGGTATCTACTGCTGCTGTTGGTGCAAGAGGGGTTCCAGTTAGAGATGGTGAAGCTAGAGGTGCTTTTAAACCAAGTGCCGTTGTTATAGTTGCTGCATAAGATGCATCGTCATTTATTGCTGCGGCAAGTTCATTAAGCGTATCTAAAGCTGCTGGGGCACCATCAATAAGATTACTTATTGCATTTGTTATTGCTAAATTTCTGTTTGTAACTTCTGTGCTAATTGCTGCAGATAGCTCTGTATCTCTAGTTATTCCTGCTGGGATCTCTGTGTCTGGGATTTTTCCAGTTCCGTCAAGGGAGGCAACTCCGTCTATATTTCCTACATCTGAAAGTGGAACATATGTGTTTGCTGCTGTGTTACCTAGCGATGCTACGGCTGTGTCTGTATAGGCATTTACTGATGTAACTGTGGTTGCTAGCTGTGCAGGTGTAATATTAAGGTAGCTGGATATTTGAGTCCATGTACTTGTACCGTTACCTACTTTTACCTTAAGTGTATCTGTTTCAATACCAAATTCTCCTGCTTTTAAAACAGGATTTACTGAAGTCCAATTTGCTGCTGTATCTCTGCGTAATTGAATTCTAATTGCCATTATGCACCACCCCCGTCGATATAGTTATCTATATAAGCTGAGGAAGTTGAGCCAGCGTTTGCAAAAATCTTGTCTTCGCTAACATAGTTTCCATAGTCTACAGAATTAACCAATCCATTGATTTCGTGATCGTGCTCAAGAATAGACTTTGGGCCAGCCACGTCGTACCATACTACTCCATTATAAACCTTAATCGTGTTTTCAAAAATATCAAAATAGACTGCGCCAGTTTCTGGAGAAGATGGGGCGGCAGATAGCGTTTGAATTCTTTTTGCAATACCTAGCTCAAGAGTTTTAACTCTATAATCTATAGTTGTAGGTACGGTTGAATTGTTAACACCTATTTTAGCTTGAAGAGCTTCTATGGCATCATTAGCATCAGAATGCTGTTGAGAATGTGAAGGGTTAGCAACCGAACTCACAGACTGAGGATTGGTGAAATTATCCAGACTAGCTGGAAAGGTTATTGCCATATACTGTACGCTCCTTCCCTAATTATACACCAAGATTTATTAAATTCACCGTTTAAGCAAAGGTGTTATTCTTCTTTAGGAGCCACTTCAATTGCATCCCATTTGCCAAGTGGGCAGGAAGCATGTGGAAGTTTTGTTTTGGCTGCCATAAAGCATCCGCATTTTTTACATGTCTTAGTTGTCTGAATAAGTTCGGGACAACCTTTGCAAATCTCATATCTTTCAAGGGCAATCTCAATTGGAACTCTAGTCTTTGAAGTAAACAAATCCCAGGGTCTTGCTTTTTTTGGACTATCAGGCATTAGCTGTAATCCTTTCTTTGCCAAAACTTTCTTTTATATGTTGCTTCTGGCTGAGAGTTCCATTTCCAAAAATCCTTATAAAAATAGGTATCTTGATCATTTACTTTTAATTTCCAGGGCTCCCTCTTGATTGGAATAATTTGAACTAGGGGTGTACCAGCTGGGATTAATCCGCTAAAACCTTTTTTCATAAAAAACGGGAAGTTAATTACTACTGGATGAACATCTGCATCAACAATTCCAGTTAGGCTGTGAAAGGGAAGCTCTGTTCTATTTAGTGGGTGTGTAATTAATAGGCTGTATCCTTTTGGAAGTTTAAGATGCCATTGATTATTCCATTTAAATGGATGAGGGTTTAAATTTTTGTCTATCTGCATGTCTTCAGTTTGAAAGTCCAAGTGGTGGCTTATTGGGCTACTGTAAGAAGCATTATCTAAAAATCTTCCTGATTCTTCATCAAACATAAAATCAACATTAGAAACAATTATATATCCCGCCGTAAATGCATCTAAAACTGGAACACAACGCTTGATAGACATTTCTCCTTCTACCAAGGATGGGATTGATTTAAACCAATCTGGTATTTCTGTTTTTGCTGGGACGGGAGGTGTAAAATCTACTGTTCTATCAGACGTCTGCGCCTGAACTATCTTCTTCTTTAACTTCATTAGATATAAACTCCCCTTCTTCTTCTAGGTAAGTCCAGCCTACGTGGACTTTATAATCTTTTGTTGTCAAATCTATGATTTTGGGCTCGCTTGTTAAGATAGACATTAGCCGCTCTTCTGTTCTCATTATGTCAACAACTTCATTATCAATAACTAGGGCTAGGGTAAATATTTTATTGCCCTCGTGGAATTCTTTGGGTGCGTTAAAGTCATTTGCTTTTGGGCTTCTTTTATAAATTGTTTTTCTTTTAAACATTTAAAACTCTTTCTTTTTCCAAAACCTTTTTTTATAAGACCAAGGGTATAGTCCATTTTCATCAGCAGTTCGTAAATTTTTATTTTGATCTTCTAATATTCTAGCATTAAAAGAGTTGTCTGTCCACATTTTCCACTTGTCTCTTTTGAATGGGAATATCTGTACAAAAGGAGTTCCTTCTGGAATAGTCCCTGAAAAATCTTCTTTAATAAAAAATGGTATATTTCCGTTTCCGTGAAAACCATCGCTATCTATAATTCCGTTTAAAGTGGTAAATGGCAATTCGTATCGATTAAATGGATGAGTTACAAATGTGCTATATCCTTTTGGTGTTTTCCAAGACCACTTGCAGGACCAAATAAAACCCATTGGTAAATGCCCCGCAGGTCTAGGTATCGTCGCACCCAGCTCTTTTGCTCTTTCGCCAACAAAATCATCCCAGCCCTCTGGCCCTTGCCATCTGACTTGAGTATTGCCATCTTCGTCTTTAATGACATGGATGTCAAATGGAGTTAATATTTCATATCCGCCTGACATTATTTCCATAAAGGGTATACAAGATTTCATTCCGTTACCCTGTTTTTCTCCATTAATAATAACTTCAGTCTCACCTTTTTTCCACCATTGTGGAATTTGTGACCTGACAGGTTTAACCAATGGATAGTGTTCTACCCAAGGTATAAACTTTATTACCTTCATTTACAGACCTGCTACTGCATCTGCTCGAGAATCTCCTGGTGTAGCTAAATCGTTGCATCGTACTACTACTGGGTTTAATACCCATAGCGCAGCTTGTGCTAAATTAACTTCCATGATTTGCTGAACTGTGTCATCTACACATATTGCAAATCTAACTTTTGTAGCTTCTTCTTCTTTAGTTACAAATGTCCATTGTGGAATTTCTATTGTCATTTCTTGCCCCCCTTTAAGAGATTAGTATTTTTTGTACTGATATATTTTGATTGTAAGCGCTTGGATTAGCAATTATACCGTAATTGGTATTAACTTTCAATCCTGTTGCCTGGTGTATAAAATCAGAACCTATTTGATTTGTAAATAAGGTATCTGAATATGTTTTTGTTGTTATTGTAGCAGTTGATCCGCCTTTTACTGCATTAGTTACTATAATCTTTAAAGATCTAATAACGGGATAAGAAGTTAATGAGTCTAAAGTTTGTGAAGCAACCTCAGTTAATACGTTTGATGCGTATTTAAATATTTTAATTTTTCTAGGATAAGTGTCTTGATAACTTGTGCAATTTCCACCAGTTTGAACGCAGTTTCCTCCAGCTCCGCAAGGGTTATAGCTGTCTTGTGGGTAAAGGACTAAACGAATGTCTTGCGCTGTTCTGCCGCAGCAACTACAATTATTTGTTACTGATCCAGCAGGTTGTGCTTCTATAGTGCCACAGTATCCACAAGCGTTATTTGTTGATGGGCTTCCAGTTGCACAGTTACTTGCTACGTAATCTGCAGTGTATCCTAGAGCACAACAAGGAGCAAGTGACTCTTGAGTTGTCCAATAAATATATCCACCTACGCATGGATTTGTATAGGCACAAGAATTGTATGTATTATAAGCTTTGCAACAAGAGATATAGTAGCTACCATAAACTAAACAGTTTCCATAGGTTCTACAGTTTCCTCCTGTTGCTACACAATTTCCTCCAGTTTTACAATTATCATAGTATTGATGTGCTTGAGTATAATATCCACAATAGTTTGCGCTATATGAAATATTTGCACAATAAGAAAGAGAATAGTTTCCAGAAGCAACATATCCAAATGCACAGTTATTAGCATTTGGGCAAGAACAACTATAGTTTCCGTAACTTGCAGGGTTTCCGTTCCATGAGTATGTTGATGTGTTAATACATTGATATCCAAAATCTTCGTACCCACTATTAGTATAAAATCCGCCTGTTGCTACACATGGATTTGTATATCCACAATTATTTATTGCAGAGTATGTGCCGCAATTACCCGTTCCTGACGAAACTTCTTGAGATGTTACAACTCCATACCAGTTACCTGAGTCAGTAACCCAAAGTGCTGCGCCTGTACCAATACCTGGCTCTGTAATTTCTATTGTGACATTTGTCTTTGACATTGTTGTAGACAATAAAGGATATTGTGTTGGGTTTGATGCGGAAACTGCACCCGATCCCGCAGACCAACCAGATCTTACAACTTTCCAGCCGTTTCTTAATCCGCTTTGAAAAAGTTCTTGAAATGATAAAAATCCTTTTAGTCTTGATGAGACTACGGCTACTTTTCTTCTTCTTGCTCTTGGTCTTGACATTATGCGTCAATATCTCCAGTTAGTATCCATGCGTTTGAAGCTCTTTTTTCTAAAAATGCTGAGGAATATTGTGTTCTTGTTTTTAAATATCCATCTGTTGAAACAATTGTTGCGGGGGATGTTGCGGAGAATATAAGTCTGCCTACTCCCATCTGTCTTAATTCAAGAGAAGTACCAATCGGCCAAGTTGTATTAGATGGGTCAGATGGTATTGTAATTGTCACATCTGTTGTTGCAGTAAACTCTGTTGTCTTAGCGGAATTTGCAGAGGTTATAGTGTAAGCAGTTGCTGCTGAAGAGGTTGCATAGTCTAAAAGCTCGTCAGGCTTAGAATTAATTGTTCCTTTCATTGTAGAGTGATACTGGCATGCGTAGTATAAATCATCTGGTGCTGATAAAGGAAGTTCTACTAATATTGATCCACTATCTGTTCCAGCATTTGTTACTCCCGTAGAATAAACATCTGCTGGGTTGTATGCTCCATATGATGTTTGTATCCAAAATGGGTGGCCTACTGCATTTACAATAATTCTATATTTTTTGCCTTTTACAAAATTAATTGTTCCATTCAAGACTCCATTTACAAGATATCCGCCAGTTCCTGAATTGCTTACGTAATAATCTACTGAAGGTTCTGCCAAATTTAATTTTAAGTCTAGTGCTGTTTGTGTAGCAGTTGAAACTGGCTTATTAGCATCTGTTGTATTGTCTGCATTTGCAAGGCCGACCATATCTTTTGTAATTCCGCTTACTGTACCAGTAAAGGTTGGTGAAGCAATAGGGGCCTTTAAATTAACTGCAGTTACTAAGGCTGCTGCAGCAGAATCACTAGTAGCCATAGCTGTAGCAATTTCACCTAATGTGTCTAGTGTGCCTGGGGCTGAATTAATAAGAGTGTTAATAGCTGTTGAAATAGCTGTTGTAACTTCTGTATCTCTTGCAATGCCTGCTGGAATTTCTGTGTCTGGGATTTTTCCAGTTCCGTCTAGCGATGCAACGCCATCTATATTTCCAACGTCTGAAAGAAGAACATATGTTGTTGCTGCAGTATTTCCTAAAGATGAGACGGCTGTATCTGTGTAGCTATTTGCTGAAGTTAATGCAGCACCTGCTTTTGTAGTTGCATCTGCTGCTGCGGTTGCAACTGAGGCTGCGTCGCCTGATACTCGAAGGGCTGCTTCTGCTGCGACCTTAGTAGTTGCATCTGTGGCTGCGGTTGCAACTGAGGCTGCGTCGCCTGATACTCGAAGGGCTGCTTCTGCTGCCACCTTAGTAGTTGCATCTGCTGCTGCTGTAGATACAGAAGCTGCGTCGCCTGATACCCGAAGGGTTGCTTCTGCTGCTACTTTAGTAGTTGCATCTGTTGCTGCTGCTGATTGAGCCGCTGTAGCCTTTGTAGTGGCATCTGTGGCGGAAGCTGAAATTGCTTCAGACTTAGCAGTTGCAATTGCTGTATTTCTATTAGAAACTTCAGTTGAAATTGCGGTATTTAAATTAGTAATAAGGACTACATTTGTGCCTGTGTCCAAAGTCATTGTATTGCTTGAATCATTATATGTGGCAGTTATATTTTGTCCAGTTGCTACAAAATTAGTTAATGCTTCATATATAGCATCTTGTGCAAGTTCTTGAATTTCAAATTTATTTACTGGTTGTAGGCTAGCCCATAAAGATGATCCGTCGCCAATCTTAATTAGCTTTGTAGATATATCATATCCTAGTTCGCCTTGATCTAAAATATTAGTAGATGATGCCCACTGACTGGAGGTTCCTCTTCTTATCTTAATTTTAGCAGGCATTATGGTGTTCCTCCGTCAATATTTTTTGGCAAATCTGCAAAGACTGTTGAAGGAGTTCCACCATCAATTAATCCATCTGAAGCTATTTCGTTTGCGCTAACAGAATAAACATCTCCGTCGTATGTATGTACGTGATCAAGTAATCCAGTTATTGCTCCGCCGCCAACTAAATTCCAGGCAGCACCGTCATAAAACTTTAAAGCATTTTCAACGCTATTATAATACAGGTCACCAATTCTAGAATTGATTGGATCTGAATCAAGCACTACTGCGTGTAGCGGAACTAATCTTCTTACAGACACTTAGCTCTCCTTATCCAGTAATTACGACTCTATATGCTCCAGCTGTCGGTGCGATTGCAAATGTTAGGGTCACTGCGTTTGGTGATGTATGATCAACATCTACTTCAACTTCTGCAAATGGTGAAGAATTTGAATACACTGCAACAGTTACGTCTCTTGTACCAAGATTGTGGGTTGCTGTAAATGTATAAGGAGCAACCTCTGTTGTTGTAATGTCAGACTTCCATTTACGTACAATCTCATGATAATTTGTGCCATCATTTGTAAGTGTCCATTGGTCTGAGGTTTCATTCCATAGAACTTCTACGTCAGCAGATGTTCCACGCTCTACTCTTATACCAGCATCTACTGTTGGTGCTCCTGTAAAGTCGGTATTAAGATTAATCTTATTATCAACAATATTTACCTGAGTGGTGCTTACTGAGTTAATTGTTCCAGTTACGTTTAAGTTACCGCCAATTGTAAGGTTGTTAGTAATTGTTACGTCATCTGGCAAACCAATTGTAATTGCTGCTGTTTCTCCACCTGAACCAGATACTGTTACCTCATTTGCTGTTCCAGCAACTGTTGCAATATATGCTCCAGTTGTGTCATCTCCGAGGGCTACGGAGTTTGGCTGGATAGTTGTTGTGATTGTTACATCACCTAGGTTTGTCATTGTTGCAGAACCGTTTATATCTCCTGAAAGAGTAATAATTGGATCTGCTACATTAAAGTCTAATTTTCCATTTACATCATCGTACGTTACTGAAATTCCTGACTCTGTATTAGAATCAATCATTCCTCCAACAATGTCTTGTACACGCTCAGCGTTTAAAGTTATATTTCCTGCTGTAGCTGTAAAATCTATTGCATCAAAACTTGCAACACCCTTGTTTGATGAAGTTGCATCTTCTGCAGATACTGTAACTGTATTGTCTGTTACAACAACATCAATTCCTTCTCCGCCTGATACTTGTAATCCTTCTGTTAATAGAGAAATACCAGTTGTTCCAGTGTCTCCGTTAACTGTAAGTACTGTTGCTACATCTACTTCGCTTGCGGCAGTCAAACGACCTTGAGCATCTACTGTAAATGTAGGAATTTTAACTGTTGAGCCATATGAGCCAGCTGTTACGGCTGTGTCATTTAATTTTAATGTTGTTGTTCCAGCGGCATCGTTATAAGTTGATGTTAATGCTGTACCTGCAACTACGGATGAGCCAATAACATCTTGGATAACTTCCGTTGATCCAGACATAGGCATCCATGGGCCATCTGGTGATGACAATCCATTGTAGTAGTACATCGTTTGATTTGATGTATCGTAGTAAATCTGTCCAGTTACTGGGCTAGATGGTGCAGCTCCAAGGTTTTGGATTCTGGCATTGAGAAGCTCATTCTTATTGAGATCAACGCTAACTAAAAATTTTCTTGCCATTTGCTAACTCCCTTAAGACAGGTACGCTGTCCCTGAGAATGGTTGAGCCATTGTCAGTGTTATTTTGTTACTACTATTATAATCTATTCCTGTTTCTAAAACGTCGCCTGCGCTTGATTTTATCGTAACATTGGGTTTCATTCCTAGGTTATGATTAATCTCTACAGAATACACTCCAGATACTGGCCCAGTTACTTGTGTAAGTTCCCAGGAATACTCTAAAGTCATGTTTAGAAGGTAATTAGTTGCTCCAGCCCAAGTTAGGTCTGTTGGCTTTGGCCCATAAAACCTTGTTGTACTTTTATCGTAGTAAAAATCTCCTTCAAGGCCAAAATTTTCTGCGGGACTACCTATTCCATTAAGTATGCTTTTTCCTCTTGGGCCTTGTGGGCCTGGGGAAGAAACTATAACTTCATTATTTGGAACCGTTACTATAATTGTTTCTACCATTATATTGTCACCGATCTACTAAGTGTTATAAATCCTTCTATCAATTTAATCTTGTTTGCATTGGAGTCGGTTAACATAATGTCATAAGATGATTTTGGATAGAACAATTTATTAGTTTGTGTGGGAGTCATTTTAATAGTTAGTTTGCCAAGTAGGGGGGTTATTGTAATTCCGCCTGCGGGTGATGTTAAACTAAAAGCTAATTTAGTTCCGCCTTTTGTATCTCTTACCTGCATCTTAGCTGTTGAGCCTGTTAGGTCAACAGGTAGTCCACTATTGTCTTTATACTCAACAATAAATGAAAATGTGGCATTTTGATCCACTTCGAAATTCTTTTGCCCTGCCATTTTATAGTACTCCTAAATAGGAAAACTCCTATGCTTATTTTAGCACAGGAGCTATCCTAACAGTAATAATTAAATTACTTGCTTGTAAATCCAAATTCTTTGTTGCTTGGGCTTAATGCCTTTAGGATTACTGGAGCAACTGCTGCTACGCCAGCCGCAATTAAATCTTTTGGATTAGTATTTCCAGTCATATATAGAGCCGTGGCTGCTGCCAAAAATGCTCTTCCGTAAGTTCCTAGTGCTGCTAAGATTTGTTCTTGCATAGTTACTTTCCCATCTTTATTTAAATCAGCTTTATCAAATTTTTTGATAGCCATTTTATCATCTCCATTTTGGGCGGGGTGCCCAGAATTTTGGTTTTACCCAATACTATAATTCTACCACTAAGCGGAAATATCCACAAGCTCGCAGTTTCCATCTGAGCTGCAGGCAAGCGTAGCATTGGTAGAAGTGCCATCTTCTGTCTCGTAAAAAGATAAATCTTCCCATCGAATTTCTTTGGGCATTTTAGCAACAAGAGCATTGTATTCTTCCTCTGTTACTTCTTGGTATGGAGCTTGCTTGTATGAGTGATCTGAGTGCGGCAGGAATGAAATTCCAGAGACCTCATCAAAATGCTTATATACCCAAGCACCAACTTCCATCCATTCATCTTCTTTTACAGAAACTGTAATTGAAGGTTTGTGTTCGCACCAGGCACGTTGGTAAACTAACCAAATATTTAGGTGCTCAATAGCCGTTAAATCATTTCTAACAATTGCACCTTCTGGTGCTTTTACTGGAAATGAAAATACGTATGTGTCATTTGGTTTCATAACATCATCTTCTACTGGAATTCCAACTTCCTTTAAAAATGTAGAAATAGGATCTCCTTTTGCCCCACGAACTGTACGAATGTAATATGGAGAATGCCAAGCATGCATTCCTGAAGATACCCCGACCAATTGAGATACTGTTCCTGATGGCTTTACACATGTAATAGCAGCAGACTCAGGAATCCCAATCTTCCCAGCCTCATCTTTATTCTTTGCTCTTGCTAATTCTCTAAGAGTCATTAAAAAAGCTTCTAGCGAAACAAGGTCTTCTTTACCTGACATAAACTTGTGTCCGAATTGTCCAGTTAGAGAAACACCTAGTAGGCGCTCTTCTTCTGTATTGTCTTTCCAGATCTTGCGAAGATATTTAAAGTCTGTAAGCGTTGACTGCCACGTTCCAAGAATTGTTGCAAGTTCAACTTTGCGTTCAATTTCTTTCTTTGTATCACTTTCACGTAGTACGACTTCTGAAAGGTTACAAAACTGATAAGGACGTAGGATAATCTCTGAGCACGGGTTAGTTCCATAGTGTATATCTGGATCTCTTCTTCCATACTTGGCTGCTTGGGCTTGAGCTGCGGCCACATTGTATATACCTCGTTCTCCCGACTTTGAATCATATAGAGATTTCCATTCTGCAATAAATTGCTCCATGTCTGGCTTGCGTGAGTACGCAACAGAGTTGTTAGACAAAGCACGTTGTGTATTGGCTTCCCACCAGTTACCTGATTTAGCCTGTGCCATCTCAATATCGTTAATGTTAGAAAGAGAAATCATTGCTGAGCGACGAACCCCGCCTACAACAACTACCTCACCAATCTTGCACATAATATCGTGGCATTCAATTGGCTTAAGATTTCTGCCTGTAGCACTCTTAAATTTTGCAATTGTAAAATCAAATAAATTAACAAGTGGTTGTGGGCCTGATGATCTTCCGCCCATTGTTTTAAGTCTTGCACCTGCTGGTCTTACTTTAGAAACATCAATTGCTGGAATCTGTCCAGACCATAGTAGTGCTAGCAACTCACGGTATGCTTTAGCCCAACCTTGCTTGGAGTCTTCTACTGTAATTACTGTAGTCGACTTTTCTAATGATTCTGGGACGGCAGGAAGTTTATTAATATACTTATACTCAACAGAAAACCCTACTCCTGTACCGCACATAAGGATATACATTGTTTCGTCAAATGAACGTGGTGAATCAACGGGAAGAAAAGCACAGTTATATCCTGCAACATTATCTCTTTCTAGTGCTACTCCTGAAGTCATCACGGAGCGCATAGACGGCATAACATTTCGTTCAAATACACCATTTTTTAATTCCGCAACAAGCTTTTCATTTGGAATGTAATTATAATTTTCTTTTAAATGATTTAGCATAAAACTAAAATATCTATCTACTGTCTCACCCCATGTCTCACGGCGATTATCTTCTGATATCCATCTTGCATATCTGGATAACGCAATGAAATTTTCGTATGGGTTTGCAATAGTCTTAGACATTTTATAATACCTTTTTCTCCGCCTAGCGGTTAATTTAAATTTAGTGTGAAGATCCTATTCTACCAAAGATCAATTAAAAGGGGAAGCCCTAAGAAAATTTTTCTACTAAATGTTCAAAGGCTTTCTTGGTCAACTGATCCCAATTATAATCTTTGTGTATCTTAGTTGACTGAGCAAAATAATAACCAGAGTATGCATTGTAATCCATAGTTATTTCACGCATCAACTCTTCTAAATGTTTTGCATCAGGTTTAAACATCTTACCAATGTATTCATCGCCAACTGATTTAGGTAAAGTCTCATCTGTAAGTTTAGATTTTAATTTAAGTGGTCCCATGTAGTCCACATAGTGAGACCAATCATATGTTGATATAACTGGCATGCCAGTTGCTAAACCTTGGAGCGGAATAAAACCAAAACCTTCTCCCCAGGTAGGATATAACAAAACATGATGACTGTGATACAACGCAACAAGATCTGCTTCTTCTAACTCATCTGTAATTAAAGTTATGTTACCGTATGCCTTTTCTGGACTCACAAAATTATTATATTGATCGTAGACTCTAACAGTATTAAACTTATGAGCTTTAATTGTTAAATGGTAATTTGGGTTTCCGCCAAACAGTTTAATAAAAGTATCTACTGCTATTTGTCCGTCTTTTCTTGGAGATGGTTCTCCTATGTGTAAAAATTTAAGTGGTTGTCCTTCTCTAATAACTCTACGCTTTGGTTTCCAAATATCTTCTATACCGTGTGGATAAATATATATTGGTTTTGTAACTCCGTTATCTTTAAATACTTGTGCACACCAATTAGATGGTGCCCAAACTTCATCACACGCATTAAATCTTTCAACCCAGTCTGGTCTCATAGCTGTTGACTCCCACGGGGTGTATCCAATTTGATATTGATTTCTATGCAACTTATAATGATGTGGCTGAGTAAAGTTTAATTGAATAGTAGATTTGGGATTAGCAAAAGATACAGAATGACCTAAATTGTTTAATGATTTAACAATGTTTTTTCCTGCATAGCCAAAGCCAACAGCAGGATTTAGTCCCGCTTGAATAGTATAATAAGATATATTCATGTTTTCTTTCTAGTTGACTGGCTTGACAGGTTTATCCTATCAATGTTATGATTGTAGTTCGTTATCTCTAGAGGAGGAAATGCCAATGGAGAAAATAAAACAACAGGTTAGTGATTTGGCTCATAATCTGGTTACAATAGTAATGATAACATTATTTATGTTTCCAGTCCAGCCTACACAAGCCTTAGTAGTAAAACCTTTAGTGAAAACTGAAGCCCAACTAAAGCAAGAAGTCTTAGATAAGTTCAGTAAAGAAATTTACAAGCCATCTGAGATGCTTACAGACGAAGAGCTAGTATTACTACTCAAGACTGTAGGATTCGAAGGAGTAGGCCTTAAGAAAGCTTGGTCCATAGCAAAGCGTGAATCTAACGGAAGACCGCTTGCATATAACGGGGATAAGAAAACTGGAGATAGTTCTTACGGAGTATTCCAGATAAACATGATCGGAAATCTTGGTCCTGAAAGACTTGAGAAGTTCGACCTAAAGAGTAACAAAGAGTTATTCGACCCAGTAACAAACGCAGAGATAACGTATTATATGACCAACGGCGGTTTAGATTGGTCAAGCTGGAAGGGTATGACCCCTAAAGCGCAGGAATGGCTATTGCGATTCCCAACAACTGAAAAGAAGTAGGATAAATGAAGATACAGTATGTATCGAAGTATCTCTCTTTATCAAAAGAGGGCCTTGTTCCAGAGCTTTTATGCCCAATGGATCAGGGCTCTCTTTTACCTAATCAGGACGGCGAAGACAGGGTATTTATTTATTGCTTATCCTGTGAATATAAAAAAATACTTGGGTCTAAAGACTACGATGATATCGTAAGGGCAGTGGAAAATGTTGGATGAATGTAAAAATGGGCAATGCACCTGTGAACAAGAAGAGAATTTTTTTCACGTTAAAGTGATTCCGCAAAATAGTGCAAATTTCAGTGCGGCGAAAGAAGAGACCTTTTCCTCATATGAATTTGAAGGAAATGCCATATTAGAAAAAGACGCTATGGGTAGGGAAATATTTTGGAACGATATGGGGAGGCCATAATGGAAGAAAAAGATCCACAAGCGCTAGAAGACAATTTGCCTATGGTAAATTATATAATGCTTCACCGTATTTACGATATGCTGACCTTAATAGCAAAGGGCTCGGTAGGTGGAGAAGAAGTAGGGAAAATGGTACAATATCATAAAGAAGGATTCCTTTTGGGTCCTAGTCCATCATACTCAATAGAAGAAAAGGAAGAAAATGGCGACTAAAGAAGCAGTAGTAGACACAATGGTTGAACAGATTAATATTCAATCAAGACAGGCAACCGTACAAGCACAGGGAGACCTGGTAGAACTAGAAAAAGCTTTATTGCAAGCACAGCCTGGATATAATCAGATGTGTAGCGGAATTGTTGATGCACTAATTGCAAGAGGAATGATTTCTGTAGATTAGTCTTGACTTAAAATATTGTATACAATACAATAATATTATAGGTCGAGCAATTTATTGTTCCCTATAATTGCCTTAAATGGCAGCAAAGCCCAATCGGATCCGCCTCTGATTGGGTTTTTTGTTTTTTGGGGTGTATAATAGAAGTATGACCCCTCATGAGTTTTCTAAACAAATGAAGAATCCTTACTTTGGAACAAAGTATTATAAGGAAGAAACTCCTGCGGGCAAAATGGAAACTAGAATAGAACTTCGGGTAGAAAAAATTCTATCTAAGATATTTTTTTGGAGAAAGAAAAAAGATGCTTAATTTTGACAACAACCCAAACGTTAAAAAAATATACGACGAAATTTGGGTATACGAAAATTTTTTAAGTAAAGAAGAGTGTATCTCATTAGAGAATATTGCAAACAGCTTAACAGAGCCTGAGTGGAACGAAGCAAATAGTCCGCTAGATTGGTATAACGGCAAGGTCAGTAAAGCTATACCAGAATTGCTTGAGGTTAACGAAAGAGTATCTGATCTAGTAGATCCAGGATATGTAGCTACAAGAAATTCCTCTTTTCACAGAATGTTTCCTGGAGATAGTATGCACGAGCATGAAGATACCTGTGGTGAAGATGGTGAAGCAACTTCAAACGATGACTTTAATACATGTGCAATAACAAAATATGGGGCAGTTGCATACTTTACAGATAACTTTGAAGGCGGAGAATTGTATTACCCATCACTTGGTTTAAAAATAAAGCCTAAGTCTGGAGATTTACTAATACACGGTGCTTTAATTAGACACGGCGTAGCAGAAGTTACTAGCGGAATAAGATATGCTTATTCTACTTTTTTAACAGAAAAGAAATAAAATGGCTGAGATTATTTGGGAAAATATTATTGAAGAACAAAACGATTCTTCAGAACTAGAAACTATTCAACAATTTGAAATTAAAAACGATGTTCCTATTGAACAAGTTTATTTGCACCAGAAGCCAGGCTTTGTTGACATTGGAAACGGTATTCTCAAGTACGACGATCTGTTAAATCCTCAAGACTACACATACATTTTATTTCAATGTGAATCTCTTGATGAAGAATCTTGGATTGGTCACGGTATACCTGAAACTTCAGAGCTATACGCAAGAATTTCAAAACCACTTACTATCCAAACATTAAACGCTGCAATAGTTGAAGCAATAATTAATGAATATTGGACAAACGAACATAACACAATTAATAGAACAAGACCTGGTGACGATGTAAGCAGAATGTGGGGCGGTAAGGATACATGGAAGTCAGCAGACTACATAGCGCTTTATTATTTAGGCGAATGGACTGGCGGAGATATAAAACTTTTGTCTGATGGATCTAAGATAGAACTTAAGCCAAACACTTTGTATTGTTTCCCAATTGATCAAGGACAAGCGTATCTATCGGATGAAGTTCTTTCTGGCGTTAAGTATTCTTTTGTTGACTGGATCTATAAGCATGGCGATTGGGTAGTTGGTTAATACCGTACAAATCAGACATATAGTGCAATTAGTGTAAAAAGTGCGAAAAAAGTGCTTCGGCGAGAGAAGACCCATATATTACCTTGCAACATTTTCTAGAATATCCCATATAAGCCCTCTACGAGGGTTTTAAAGCCCTAACGGGTCATATTTGGTATCTCCGATACTTAGACCCTTAAAAGGGCGGGAGAAAAAAAGCTAGGGATTTTACCCTATAGAGTTATAATCACCAATGAGTAGTATATAGCCAAGATAGATAGTAATGACCATAGGAATGATTTAGAACTGTTCACTGTCTATATCTTCATTTAGGTCAAAATCAAAGATATCTTCTTGCTTACCCGCCCAATTTAAAAATTTAGACATAGCAAGACCTGAAAAGACTGCTGTCGCAGTTAGAGCAATTAAAGCATAGATCTTCTTCATTTTATATC